TTACTGTAATCAAGATCTGCAAAGCTCGTTTGGTGTGACATGGCGTATTTATGAAGTCGTCAGAAAAATCTATTATCTCAAACTTCAGGATTTGTTCAGCGTTTCCTTAACATGCTTGAACGCTTCCGATGATGTAAACGGTTCGTTGCGCTGTTTCGCAAATTTGTATATTTCTTTGATCAATTCTCTAAGTTTCACGTCATCATCCTCATTGATTATTTGCATAATTCCGCCTCTGCTGCTGATTGTGGGTTGTCGCTGTCGGGCATGGATCATTGATGACACACGAAACCATGATCATTGCCAGCAAACACCAGATGATTATGGTTTTGTCGTCTTTATCCATGATCCGGCACCATCCATTCGACTTGCACGCCTTCGATGTTGGCGACGTAGGTGATTACCAGGCAGTTTTGCATGCGGGCGCGTTTGACCGGCGTGCCGTCAAGTGCGGCGCAGCGTCTGGATGGGTTGATGATGATCACCGGGTTGCGGGTTCCTATATTGATGTCCAGCACCCTAAAACCATCGCGGCAGAGTTGCACAGCCACTTTTTTGGCTTTTGTGATGGCGTCGATGATGGGTTGATTGTCTTTGCCGATTGATTGGATTGCGTGATTATTGGTTGTCATGGTCTGTTCCTTTGTTTTGGTTATGCGCGCAAGATTGGCAGGCGCGCCAGTGTTTCATTGCGCGCGGGCTGCTGGTCGGGGCTTCCCGGCTGCTGTTTTCGCGGCATTGCTGGTTGCTAATGTCCTGGCCAAGGTGCGGGCATTGCACGCGGGCGAAGACTTCCAACACTTTCTTTGCAACGTGCTCAGAGCTGGCGATGTATTGCCCGCTCAATATCAGACTGATGGTTGAGCGCGATACGCCGAGCTGTTCCGCTGCTTTTTTAATGCCACCCTTGCCGTTTCTGAATTGGGCGTTGTATGCCTCGACTTGTCTTCGCAACAGTGTCATCCAGGGTTCTTCGCTCATGCCGCAGCCTCCTCATCCTGCTTGACTGGCAACAGCGTAATCTCTTCGCCGTTGTTGGGGTCAAACACGCTGCCTTTGCGTTGCCGCCAGACCGGCGCCAGTGGGCCGGTATCCTTGAGCGGATCGAGCCGCCAGCGTAAAAAACCGTTCGATGTCAGCGATGAGCCTCGTAGCCTTTTGTTCATGCGGATGAGATACCCCGCCGATTCGAGCGCGCGCAGGTATTTGCCGATGTTGGAAGTGATATCCTTTTCATCGCCGGCGGCGACGATACCTTCCAATTCCGGTATCGAGAATGATTTGCGTATGCGGATGGCGCGCCAAACGCGAATACGCAAGGAGTTTTTGTGCAGCTTTACGTTGAGCGTTTCGCCCTTCGGTCCAGAGCGCATGCTTTGCTTGGCATCCAGCGCGATGATTCCGGCTTGGGTGATTCGATAGCAGCCCGGTTCTACGCGTTTGATAAAGCCGTTTTTGTGCAATTTTTGCGTTGCATCCTCAACTTGTTTTGGCTTCAAGCCGGTCATTTCCACCAGCTTTTCATTGCAAATGCAGTCGTTCAGCATGTGCGTCTGAATCGTGCGCATGATGGTTTCGGATGTCCAGGTCATTGCTTGGTTTCTCCATCCAATGCCGCATTTACTATAATGTCAGCAATAACTAAAGCAGCTTCCTGACTTACTTGCAACGCAATAACAACATTATTGTCAGTCGCTATAGCGAAAGTTACCTCACCATTTTCATCATCAAAATTTCCAACCATCAAATCGCCATATGTTGCTTTATCTCTCGAATCAAACAGCTCAATTTTCTTGTTTGGCGCTTCAATACCTATCCGTAAATTTTTGACAATTGCCTTATTATTTTTCATCTCAATTCCCTCCCGCCACAGCCGCAAAGCGCTGTTTCGCCGTTTGCCAATCCAGCGTCAGTTGCTGGTTTTGCACGTGCTTCAAGCTGATTTCTTCCAGTTCGTTGAGTTTAGCGACACGCTCTACCAGGGCGATGGCATTCATGATTCCGCGCATGCGGCCCTTGCTTTGGCGGTGAATTTCCATTGCCAGATCGCGCGCCACTTTTACGTCGCATTTTTGCGCGAAGGTCATGATCACGTCGTCAATCGTGGCCGGTCCGAATAGCACGACGTGCGCGATGCGGCTGCTTATTTGCAGGTACTTACTGATCTTGGTTTGCACTTTGTCCATGCCGACCAGCACGATCACGACCTCAGTCAGATCCGATAAATCGCGCGCGGCTTCGAGCACGCGGGCGTTGTCACGAAAACAGTGATCCACTTCGTCAATCACGATCGGGGTTTGATTGCGGCCGATGTAGCCGGATACCCGCGCGAATACGTCCTTTGGCCTACCGGAAGGGTCAACCTTCAGGTGTTCGGCGAGTTCTGCCAGAAAATAGCGCGGTGTCCAGTCGGTTTTAGCGCGAAGATAAGCTGCTCCTGATTGCACAGCCCATTGGTCGACCGTTTCCGATTTGCCGTATCCGGCTTCGCCCGTTACCAGCAGCAGGCTTGATTCTGCCGCGCCGCGTCCTTCCACGGCTTCCAGTCCTTTCTGGAATTTTTCGTAATTGCTTGTCTTTACAAATACGTTTTTCATGTTTATATTCCTGATTCCATGTTGTAAAAAATGGCTGTTCAGTAGCGCTAACTACTGAGCAGCCGTCACTTCCGGTTCTTCCGGTTCCTCTTGTTGCAGTCGTTTTTGCGCGTTTTCTTCGTCCTCCTTTGTCCAGGCGATGTCTTCAAATGCGTAGATGGCCAGCATGTCGAAATACTGATGACCATCCACATACTTTGTTAAAAATCGCGTGTCCGATGCTGTCCATGCGCGCTTGTTGCTCATGAGCCAGCGGTATTTGTCGATTTGATCGTTGAATATTTCCGGCCGCTTAACGATTGGCGTCACGTTTCCGCTGTGCGTTAAAGCTGGCGGCTGCACGTTAATTTCCACCGGTTGCGGTTGCTCGATTTGTATCGGAGGCAGTTCCATGACCGGCTGGTATTCAATAAGCTGCGGCGGGTTGAGTTCTTCTTTTGCTTCGATAATCTTGGCTTCCGCGCGTTTGATGCGGCCTTGCGCGCGTTTGTAATTGGCTTGATCCTGCACGCTTTCAGAATGATGTTTGCGTTTGTTGCCTTCGAATTCCGCGATGCAGATCAATTGACCGGCGCGGTTGCGTACCCATACGCGGCTGGCGTCATGGATGTCATACCCGACCTGCGCGGTTTCGCCGTGATATGGTTCCAGCTCATGGCTGAAATAGGTGTTATTGAATAAGCGGATTTCGCAGCGGATGATTTTGCAGGTCTTATAGGGACGGAACAGATCGGCGGCCTCATACGCTTCCACGGGCACGGCTTCAAATCCTTTTTGCACGGCTTCCGCCCAGGCTTCGTTCGGTGATTGGTGGCGCTTGGTGCCATCTTCCGCACGGATTTTAGGCAGGCTGCTGTGCGGACGATTGTTGTAGGCATCTACTTGGCCTTGGCAGAACGTGAGGAAGTCGCCCCATCCGAGCAACAGGCTTGATTTGCCGACTTCTTTTATGGCTTTGCGCGTGAGCTTAAATACTTTCTGCTTGGCCTGTGCATCCATGTGCGCGCCCATGTAGGTCGGCAGCATTTTGGCGGCTTTGACCCACAGCGTTTGGTGCGAGCGTTCGATAATGCCGCGCGCTTGTGAGTTGTACGGCAGGCTGTGCGTGAGCGTGATGCCTAAGCGCGACATGAAGCCGGTTGATTCATCCGACATGGCTGCATTTTTATAGCCTGATCCGTTGTCGACATAGAAAATTGAGGGTATGCCGCAAGTTTCGCAGGCGTTTCGTATCGCATCCAGCACCGCCCAAGTCGATTCGGCCAATCCTACCGACCAGCCGACCGCCTTGCGCGTGGCGATGTCGAGCACGGTGGTGATTTCCGGGCGGAACGGCTTGCCGTGCGCCGGGTGCGCGACTTCGGCGTCGAATGTGTGGCCGTCGGCGGTGTAGCAGTCGGTCGGCTGCATGTGTTTGGTGTCGCGCCGCACGAACGGCAGCATGGTTTTGATTTCACGGCTGCCCATGCGCCCGCGCTGCACGTCGACATTGCTCATTTTCTGCAAAAAGCGGAATGCGGCCGCGTAGGATGGCGGCAGCATTCCGGCGGGCAGCTGCTCGGGCAGTTTTTCCACACAAAACGCAAGGGTTGGTTTTTGCGGCTGGCCGTAGATGCTCAATAAGTATGGTGCCCATGCCGGAATGGCTGCGGTTTCGCGTGCTTTTGGGGCGATGCGTGCGAATGCGCTGCCGCCCTGTGCGTTTTCCGTTTCTTTCAGCCAGCGGTAAATAGTGGTGCGAGAAAGCGCCCGGCCCACGCCTGCTTTAGCATTGGCTATCGGAACCATCGCCTGCAGTTCGGGCCTCAAACCGCCACGCACCGCAAGGTCAATGACCGTTTGAATGGCGCGCTCGGTTCCGCCCACTTGCGCCAGCCGCCGAACTTCTGAGCAGATCGCCATGCGCGCGGTGGCAATGTCGCGCTGCCAGTTTTTGAGTTCACCGGGGTTTACAATTAAGGCTCGCGCGCTTTCCAATTGTTGCGCGATTGGCGCAATTTCGGTGGATTGTGTTGCCAGTTTTTTTACTGCAATTTCCTTGATTTGCGTCATGATTTGAGCTGGTGGCCGGTATTCGAAACCGCCGCCACGGCCTACGCGTTTTTGTCCAATCCAGTTTTCACGCAAAGCTTTTTCGCGCATGTTGCGCTCGGTCGTCGGCATCCCCGGCAGTTGCATTTCAGCCAGTTCCGCGCATGAGTAGTGGGTTTTTAGGTCAGTCATGCCGACACCCCGATAATTTGGCGGCGCATCGCCCTTCCGTTAAACTGGAGCTCCCACACAACAGTTTTAACGGAAGGAGACGCACCATGACCGATAACGAAAAGATTGAAATCGCCAGAATTGCAACGCAACTGACTATCACCATTCTTGAAAAAAGAGGCGGTGACATTACAACGATCCTTACAGCAGCTAGCAAGGAAGGTTCCAATGTAAAAACACCAGATGTGTTTGCAATATTTGACGCATCTTACAAACATGTTCAGGAAACTTTAGGAACACAGTAAGAAATAGTACGGGCGGCAGCTACTGGGCCGCCCACCATTTGCATGGAAAGAAACAATCCCTCCAAAACAAGCGGGTGATCAATATCTTTCCCATATTTTTCAGTTAAAAACTGAGTAACTGCGTTTGCAACCTCCAAATGATTCACTTCCCCACGATTTGCATTCATCAACTCATCTCCTTCCTTTATCAGTTTTGATTTTGTTTCTAACCAACCGGCCATTTGCTCATATTGGCTACTCATCTTGTTCCCCCATCACTTTTTTTAGCCGTTTAATTTCCTTGGCAGCCTCGTCTCTCATACGCTCCAGCTTCCCAAGTCTTGCATCCAAAGCTTCCTTGCCAAATACCAGCTTGGCCCCGACCTTCCTGGCAAAAAGCTCCGCCAATGCGCTCGACCCTATGGCCAAATCAAACGCAATTGCGGTATCAAGCGGAGGAATGTGAGCTTCTCGGGATTCCGCAGTGTAGGCATCCAGCATGTGCTTGCTGATTTCACGCCCGAGCAATTTGCTCATTTTTGCCGCAACTTCAAAGCGGTCACTGTTCTTAAGCGCATCCGACATGACGTGCGCGATCTCGGCGCGGCAGGATAATCCGCCGGGTGTTGTCACCGGGGCCGGTGGCAGCTCGTCAAACAGGTCAAGGGTGTAGATGTCGCGCTTTTGCATTTTTACGCCACTTCCCGAGTGTCAACGTTATTTACATTGTCATTTTCTGTGGACGCGTTAAACTTAATGTGCCTGCCTATGCCACGTTCGCCGCGGCCTGATTTTGGTGTGCCGTCCGTGTGGTAACGGCTTGGCCAGATGGTTTGTGGTGTGACGCTTAGGTGCTCGGCGATGATGCGCTCGTACCTTGGGCACGGGTAATGCAGCGCATTATTTAACGCGGTATGCGCAATGCCCAGCTTGCGCGACATGCGCCGTAAACTGGTGCCTGTTTTATGCACTTTCGCGATGATGTCCGCTTTATGCCAGTCTTTTTTTGAGGCTGCTTTTTTTTGCATGTTTAACGTGTTTTAGAAAATTGACATAACGGAACTATACAGCCGAGCATCCGCGTATGTCAAGCATCCGACTTACACTTCCAGTATTTGAAGCTAATTTTTTTATACCGCATTAATTTTTAAGGAAAATATTTAACATGGACGATTATCCGAACATCCAAGTTAAACATCCAAGTTAAGAACCATGAACACGGATGGTAAATTTTGGTTTTCTGCAGTTGAGTTGGCCCGCTTAGGCGAGACCAGAGTTATTGATTTCCCAAGAAACGAAAGAAACACAAGGGAAAAAGCCAAGCGACTTGGGTGGGATTCGCGGGAGGTTCAATGCAAAGGCGGCAGGCGCGGCTACATGACTGAGTTTAGGCCGCCAACTGATGTTTTAAGCGCTATTCATGATTTTCTAAATGAAAACCCTGATTTCTTTGGTAAGGACAACAAAACCACTCCGCAATCAATCGCGGAAATAACCGCGCCCGCGCTACAGTCACCGCCCCTTACGTCCGGACTGGCTGATTTTGTGTTCGTGCCAAAATACGATGTCAGCGCAAGCGCAGGGCACGGTTCTGTAGTTCATTCCGAGCAGATCGTCGATCATTTGGCATTTAAAAAGGTATGGATAAAATCGACCCTCGGTTGCAGCGAAAAGGATTTAGCGTTAATCACCGTAAAAGGCGACAGCATGGAGCCTACACTAAGCAGCGAGGATTTGATTTTAGTTAATTTGCAGAGAAATCAAATAACCGATAACGCCGTGTATGTGCTGCAATACGATGGTTCATTGTTGGTAAAGCGTATTCAGCGATTGATGAACGGTTCGGTGATTATTAAGAGCGATAACCCAGAGTATAGGACAGAGGAATTAAGCGCAGACCAGGTCGGTTTGTTACGTGTTTTGGGGGTGGTTGTCTGGTATGGCCGTAGGATGTGATTTTTTTTGACTCATTTAGTACCAAATAAAGCGTAAAGCTTAATATTTTTGTCCTGTTTTTTGATATTTTGTACCAAATAAGTTTTTGCGTTGTTTTTTGTTCTTTCCCCTTATTTCATGCGCTTTTGCGCCTTTTTTTCTTTTCTTTCTTCTAGTACCAAATAAGACACCCCCTCACAGTATGGCGCAAATCATGCCAACGGAAGTCTTCTATTCCTGCTCTTCTTAATGCTTTTCGCCATGCCCTGGTATTGACCTGAATAATTGGTTTTCCTTGGTAAGTAAACACTCTTAACGAATGTTTACCAACCTGCTTTCTCAAGACTTCCATTGCCGTTGCATTCAGTGAAATATGAATGCTTTTTCTTGCTTGGGCTTGATCTGCATGAATCCATGCAACATTTCTCTGCAAATCAACTTGCGACCATTCCAAATCAGTAACATTGCGTTTGCGCAATCCTGTTGAAAGTGAAAACTTTACCAAGTCAACCAAATGCTCTGGTAATTCATTTAGTTGTAAGAAATCTCAGAGTTGTTTACAGAGAGGTTGATTGAAATAAGCGGTGAGTATTTCATAAGGTGTGGCATTATTCAAACTCTTATGAGGCTTAACGGTATTGTAG